TGAGACCGAGTATCGCAGGAAAAAAAAAAGCCACCGGACGAGGGTGGCTTCGGTACAGCGGCACAACGTGAACAGGGAAAGATTATGGACAACGTGATTCACATAAGCAACACCCAACGGGGGTTTACCCGGATGGACAACAGCATCATGGATGCCTTGATGGCGATCGATCTGCCAGCGCGTGAGCTGAAGGTAGCCCTGTTCGTTGCCAAGACCACCATCAACTTCCAGGCCGGTCCAGCACGCATCACAGCAGCCGCTGTGTCCAAGGCAACCCATATCCACCCGGACGTTGCTTCCAAGGCAATCAGCCGCCTCCTGAAGCGTCGGGTGATCTTCCGCGAGGGTGGTGCGCGTGGCGATATCGGCCTTTGCGACCCGAAAGAATGGGTATTCGTAGAATGTCCGAATCAGACCAACAGAGCCGATTCGGACCAATCTGACAAGGTTGTGTCGATTGCGAGTCAGACCAAAACCGACGACTCCCTTCTTTATTCTAAGAAAGAACCCCTAGTAACTGTTCCTACGGAACAGATTACTGCCCCCCAAGGGGGCGACGTCACCCAGATCGAAAAAACCACTGGGGTTTCGTTCAACGGCGAAGACTTCGAAGTCAGCTCCGACCTGATTACCAAATGGGCGAAAGCCTACGCACCGGTTGACGTCGAAACCGAGATCACTCGGGCCGCTGCCTGGGCTGCCGGCGCCAAGGCGAAGAAAGACTACCGCCGCTTCCTGGTCAACTGGCTTGCCAAGGCTCACCGCAAGTCGGCCAACGGAGTTTCCGAGGCTGGCGTCCCGGTAGACCAGATCATTGACCTGTACCACCGCGTTTGCCCGAACCTCGCTGCCGTCACCGTGAAGACCGACAAGGCCCTTCGCAGCATGATCGTTGAGCGCTGGAACGAATCTGAGGCCCACCAGAGCGGCAAGGGCTTCTGGCTCCCGTTCTTCGAGAAGGCCAACAGCCGCAGCCAAGTTTTCTACCGTGGGCAGAACGTCGTTCCTCGCCTGGAGGCTCTGGTAAGCCGCGCCGTCTTCCGTGAAATCTCGGAGGCGCAGCAATGATCGAACTTCACAGCCTCGAAGCCGAGCACGGCGTGCTGGGCTCCATGCTCAAGCAGCCGCACCTGATCGACGTCCTCAGCGATGACCTGTCGGCAGAAGCATTCGCCTACGCCGACAACGCTGACCTGTACCGCCTGATTCTGTCCCTGCACAACGACGGCGAGCCCGTTGACGCCATCACCCTTGGCGAGCTTCGCGCCGAGCTGCCAAGCGGCACTCGGACTATGGCTTACGCCGGCGAGATCCAAAAGAACACCCCAAGCGCGGCCAACGCCAAGACCTACGCAAAAATCATTCGTGACCGCGCCGTGGCCCGTCAGATCGTTGCAGCCGCAGAGCGCATCCACGAAATCGCCCACGACCAAGCGGCTGTCGAAGACAAGATTGCTCAAGTCCAGTCAACCATCCTGTCTCTCGGTACTGACGGCGGTGACGCTGAATGCCAGACGATGGCGGATATGTGGGCAGAGCACATCGAAGTCCTCCAAGAGCGCCTTGACCGTTACGCCAGGGGCGACGTGATGGATGGGCTGGGCTCGGGCATTCCCGACCTCGACAAGTACACCCAAGGCATGAAGCCCGGCCAGATGATCGTTGTTGCAGGCCGCCCTGCGATGGGGAAAACCACACTGGCAATGAACATCGCTGCTGACGTCGGAATCAACCAGCGCAAGCCGGTAGCCGTCATCAGCCTGGAGATGAGCAAAACCCAGCTGATGGATCGCCTTCTTGCTGCGGTCGGTGGAATCCCGCTGCCATCGCTCAAGACTGGCGTATGCAGCAACGACTACAGCACGGAATTGGCGCTGGCAGGCCTGAAGCTTAGCCAGTCGCCAATCGTCGTTTCGGACGTTCCGGTCATGACTATGGCGCGCATCCGCTCCATCGTCCGCCGCCAGAAACATCGCATGGGCGGCATGGGCCTCGTGGTCATCGATTACCTCGGACTGGTTGAAGGCGAGGGCGCGGGCCGGACTGAAGACGTCACTGTCATGTCCCGCCAGATCAAGCTGCTCGCCCGCGAAATGGGTTGCCCCGTAATCATCCTGTCCCAGCTCAACCGTGGCTGCGAATCCCGCCCGGACAAGCGTCCAGTGCTCTCCGATCTGCGCGAGTCAGGCGCCATCGAGCAGGACGCCGACATCGTGATGTTCGTGTACCGGGACGAGGTTTATCACCCCAACACGCAGGACAAGGGCATCGGCGAAATCCTCATTCGCAAGAACCGTGACGGCGAAATCGGCATGGTTCCGACTGCCTTCCAGGGTGACAAGTCGCGTTTCGTTCCGCTCGCCAGCCACAGCAAGTCGAGCAACGTCTACGAGGTGAATTTCTGATGAGAAAGCGCCGGACGATCTTCGAACACAAGGGCTACAAGCTGCGTTCTTACACCGAGCTGATGTGGGCGCGCCTGATGGATGCCGCCGACATTTTCTACCTCTACGAGCCGGATCTGATTCAGGTCAACGGCTGCAAGTACCTGCCGGACTTCTACGTTCCTGCGGCCGATTTCTATCTTGAGGTGAAGGGCACTTACCCGACGCCGGAAGAGATCGCAAAAGCCGAGCAGGCGCATCAGGCGACAGGCCGTCCGGTCGTGTTCCTTGTGTCCCGCCCTGAGAGTGACAAAAACGGCTTCATGAATTGCTGCATTCAGGCACCGGGCAAGCAGGGCTGGATTGACATCTCCCTGCATGACCTTGACCAGATTTATCGCGAAGTGGCCGGCGAAACTGCCTGGGTCAAGGCGCTGATATCGGTCCGAGAGGATGACCACGATTGGGTTAGGCGCATCGGCGAATTGGTTGATGAGGTCCTGCTTGAAATGTCCGGCCGCAACTCGATGGAAAGTCATCTGCGGCTCACCCACAAGCGCGTAAACGACCAGCGCGCATCGACACAGCGCGAGCCCTCATTGGCTGAGCTGGGCCTCAGCTGGTGGCGCAACAGATACCACCCGAAACCAACACCGCCAGCACAAATGATCGGCGAGCAGCAGCTTGCACAGGGAGCAGGACGATGAGTGATTTTGCAGAAATGGCCGAAGCCTTCGAGCAGGCCCGCACAGCTCCCGATGTAACAGATCGCGCAACCGGGCTAGAGGAGGCAGATCGGATAGGGGGCGTGGCTCAGGTTCTGGCGAAGATGCAAGGCCCGGGGCAGGACTGGTGCGAGGAGTGCGGCGAAGAGCTGAGCGCGGATCGTCGCAAGCACGCGCCGTGGGCAATCCGCTGCGTGCCGTGCCAGGAAATCGTCGACCAGATGGAGGCGCGCCGCCGTGGCTAATGTGACCTTCCTTTCGCAGGCTGACGCAGAGCGCCTACTGGCCGCGGCTAACGTAATCAGCATTCGTGGCCCGCATGATCCGGCTCCTGCATTCTTCGCTGTGCACAACCTGCTTGCGCTCGAGTTTGATGATGTTGAGGGTTATGTCGGTTCGGACGGGTTTTCCGTGTTCGACCATCGGCAAGCAAAGCGTATCGTCGCGTTCATCCAGGGCTTGAATGGCGCTGACTTGGTTGTGCACTGCCAGGCCGGGATGAGCCGCAGTGCGGCAGTAGCCAAGTTTGCCGCTGATCACATGGGCTATCAGCTTGACCTGAGCAAGCCATGCATTGGCACCGTTGCGTACTACAACCGGCACGTCTACGGAACGCTGAACCTTACGCGCGCGGACAGCTTGTCCAGCTACTACGCCGAGATGGAGTTGGCCGACCGACTGCGCGGAGGGCCGCTCCATGGCTGAGAAGATCCGCGTCAACGGCCTTGGCGAGCTATCCGCTGTGACAGCCGCCATTCGCGCCAAGGGCTTCCCCTGCAACGTCAGCATCACCGGGGCGGGCCGCAGCCTGCCTCAGAACTCCCTGTTCCATAAGTGGTGCGCAGAGATCGCGGCGTTCTTCGTCTCGATGGGGAAGACGACCTTTGCCACAGGCGCCGCCATGAATGAAGTGAACATGAAGCGGAACCTGAAGCAGACCTTCCTTGGCGAGGAAGAGATTGAGGATATCGACCTCCGTACCGGCGAGATCACTAAGCGCTCAGAGCTGCGCCACACCAGCGACCTCGACAAGGGCGAGATGCACGCCTTCATGACCTGCGTCGACAAGTGGGCAATGGAGCACGGCATCTACCTCTCGCATCCCGAGGACAGCGAGTACATGCGGATGCAGCGCGACTTTGGGGAGGCCGCATGACCAAAGCCGAGAAGCAGCACCTTAACCGCGTCGCCGCACTGGGCTGCATTGCCTGCTACCTGCAAGGAACGCCAGGCACGCCTGCAGAGATCCATCACCCGCGCGCCGGTCGCGGCAAGGGTCAGCGCGCAAGCCACATGGACGGCATACCGCTCTGCCCGCCGCATCACCGTGGCACCCATCACCCAGCCGTGCCGAGCATCCACCTGGCAAAGCTGGCATTCATCGAGCGATTCGGAACAGAGGAGAAGTTGTTGCAGTTGGTGCAGCAACTCACAGGACAGGAGCAGGCGGCATGAGCGCACTCAACGAACAGCCAGGCGGCAATCACTACAAGGACAAGGCCATTCAGCCGGTCCAGTACATCCACGCCAACGGCATCGGCTACTGCGAGGGGAACGTCATCAAGTACGTCTCCCGGTGGCGCGAGAAGAACGGCCTGCAGGATCTGCTCAAGGCTCGCCATTACATCGACCTGTTGATCGAGCTGGAAGGGCTGGAGAAAGCCGAGTTCGGCCAGCAGAACACCATCGACTGCCGCACCGATGCCGAGAAGGCGGAACTGGCATGAAGATCAGCCGAATCGATGTGATTGGACAGAACGGAAACGATGGGGCGGCCTATGACGGGTTCGGTGCGGAATGGCTCGCTAAATCTGGCCTGCTTGACGATGACGGAGCGGCAGCTGATCGAAGCGGACAAAACGGCCTGCCTGATCCGGTGGAAGGTGCGCGACCTCAAGGGACCGGAGAGGCAGAGGCAGGGCAACGTGCTGCTGGCAGCTGTTCCGGAGAGTGCGCGACCTGCCGTTGTGGCGGCTCTGAAGGCGAGGGGGAGTAGATGAAATTGGCCGTCCCGACCGAGCACCAAGAGCAGAAATCAGTCGTCGAGTGGTTTGACATGCAGTACCCGGCGCTGCGTGGGCGTCTGGCAGCCGTTCCGAACGGAGGCCAACGCCATCCTGCGGTAGCAAAGAAGCTCAAGGCAGAGGGCGTCCGCAAGGGCTTCCCCGACATGATGCTTCTCAAGCCGTCGGGCGGCTACTTCGGCCTATTCATCGAACTCAAGCGCACCAAGGGCGGCAGCGTATCGGCAGAGCAGAACGACTGGCTGCATTGGCTGAACCAGCAAGGCTTTATGGCCGCAGTTTGTAAAGGGGCTGATGAGGCCCGCAAGACCATTCAGGACTATCTGGGGAGAGCCGCATAATGGCCGCACGCAAGCACGACGACGCAACAATCATAGCGGCGCTCACCGGGCGCACCGTTACTGCGGCGGCTGAGATTCTTGGCCTGCATCCTCGGCGGGTGGCTGCGCATAAGGCGAGGCTGGCTAAGGTCGGCATTGCGCCGGAGCACGGCCTGACCGTCCAGGCTCCCGAGGCATTTGCCATGGGTAAGGTGACAGTCCAGCGCAACGAAAAGGGCGAGGTGACGAATACCTGGGCTCGGTACTCGCCGGATATGGAGCTGCAGCTGAAGGCGATGCAAGCCGCTGTCAGGGCAATGCGAAGGGATCTGAAGCCAGAGAAGGCGCTGGCAGCCCCGCCAGTCACTCTCGCGCATCTGATGAACTGCTTCGTTATCACCGATTACCACCTCGGGATGAATGCATGGGGTGAGGAGACGGGCGCTGACTGGGATATGCGGATTGCCGAGGACACGCTAGTCGCTTGGTTCGGCGCTGCCATCGCTCAGGCGCCGAACGCCCGAACAGGCGTATTCGCCCAGCTTGGCGACTTCCTGCACTGGGACGGCATTCAGGCGGTCACTCCGACCTCCGGCCATGTGGTCGACGCTGACACCCGGTTTCAAAAGTTGGTACGGGTCGCGATCAGTGTTATCCGCCGTGTGACCGGAATGCTCCTGCAGAAGCACGAGAAGGTCATTCTGCTGATGGCTGAGGGAAACCATGACCTCGCATCGAGCATGTGGCTGCGTGAGTTGTTCGCCGCCCTGTATGCCGAGGAGCCGCGCATCGAGGTCATCACGCGCCCCGATCCCTACTACTGCATCGAGCACGGTCAGACCTCGCTGTTCTTCCATCATGGCCATAAAAAACGCATGGACGGCCTCGAAACCGTGTTCATCGCCAAGTTCCGCGAAGTCTACGGCCGCACCAAGCACAGCTACGCGCACACCGGACATCTCCATCACCGGGTAGTACGCGAGACCAACACTATGTGCCTTGAGCAGCACCGCACGATGGCCGCACCAGATAGCCACGCAAGCCGAGGCGGATGGATGTCGGGCCGTGACGCTCAGGTCATCACCTACCACAGCGAGCACGGCGAAGTTGGGCGCATCACGGTATCGGCGGATATGTTGAGGGGAGAAGCAGCATGATGTACCAGAACGTGGTTTCCGCAGTAGTGCGCGCCCTTGCGAGCGAAGTGATCAACTCGGCTGGTGGCTGCGACTTCCAGCCGAAGGTGCAGGCCGCTCGTGTGCCTGGCGCTATCTGCGGCAAGGAAGAGGCTTTCTTAACGGACTGTTGGGTCCATGGCCGTCTGCATAAGGCATTGCCGGTCGGTCTGTGGCTGGCACTCGTTGCCAAGTACAGCACCCACTTGGATCGCAAGCATGACGCGATGCAAGCGCTGGCCGGTTCTATCGAATCTCCAGCGCCCGAAAGATTCGTTGAGTGCGCAACAGCGGCCTGGGCCTTCCCGAAAGTTCCTGGTGTTGACGGCAAGCGCAGCACAAGCGTGCTTCCGGCGTCTTGGTACAACATGGATAACTGGAGTGATGATCCAGTGCACGTTAAGACGCAAGAGCGGTGGCGCCGGGATATCAAAAAGGCTCTTGAGAGGCAGGTTGATCTGGCGTTGGTTGAGGCCCATGAAATCCTCGCGGCCGAGGGGATTCTTGCTGATCAGGCTGCTTGATTGGTAGGAATCCTCACGAGCGCGAAGATATTTGCAATCTCCTATTGCATTTAGTAATCCGCTGAGCCAATATCCACCCATCCTGACCGATTTACGCGTTAAGGAATGACACCAAACAAATGAAGCCCCGGCTCAGAGCAATCTGGTCGGGGCTTTTTCGTTTACGGGCTGAATCAAGGCGCAACTGCGGAAGGCGACCGCAATACCAAACGTAACGGGAAGCCTGCCCAGCTACAGCCCATCCCTATCCCCGGCCTGCTTGCGAATCGGTCTAGCACCAACACGCAGCACACTGCGCGACCTGATAACAGGTATCGACCCGTAGACGTGCGGGGAATCGGGCTCTATTCCAGCTTCAACCAATTTCCGGCCCCATGCCTGCCTCCTTGCTCATAGGCGGATCGCACGCGCATGTGAGGCCGGACCTATTCACTCTGCCGCATAGCTGAGATGACCCATGCCAGAGAAAAGCCCTGACTTCTGGGTGGCACTAGCTGCGGCCCTGCGCGAACACGGCCTGGCCATGATGCTGACCTTCGTTCTGTCCTACATCCGAATCCACCTCTACGGCGACAAGAAGAGCCCATTGGCCAGACTGCTCGAATCAACATTCGGTGCGCTGCTGATCATGCTCGTCGGCTTAGGGGTGAACGCCATGGGCGCTAACCTGGCCTGGACATTGTTCGCTGGCGGGCTGATCGGCTTGCTTGGCGTGGATCAGGTGCGGGCGCTGGCCGGCAAGTGGGCGGAGCGAAAGGTCTCGCAATGAAACGCCTCCACGCCATCCTCCTGTTCCTATACCTCGCAGCCTGTGTCGCTGTGATGATCGGGAAAGAGGTGTGGAGATACTGGAGGCAAGGCAAAGTGCTATAATGACGAAGCCCGGAGTGCGCTAACACTGCCGGGCTTCTAATCACTACCTGATCGGATGAGGATCACGGCAATGACTGATGCGGATCATACCGTAGTCACGAAGCAGTGCACAAAGTGCGGCGAGACGAAGCCCGCCAGCAGCTTTAATCGGCTCGCCAGAAGCTCGGACGGGCTGCATGCGCAGTGCCGGGCGTGCACCCGCGCTTATAAGCGACAGCAGTGGGCAGGCGCAGGCGATGAGCAGGCAGAGATGCGTCGCGCGAAGAGGCGCGCCTGGTATGAGGCGAACAAGGAATACGTGAAGGAATGCAATGCCCGATACTGGGAAGAAAACAGAGCATCGATAGGCCAACAGCAAAGGCAGCGGAGAGAAGTTGATTTGGTCGCGGATCGCCATAGGGAGGCGTGCCGCGAATACTATCAGGCAAACAAAGAGTCGATACTCGCCTACCATCGAGAATATCGTCGCTCGAATAGAGAGCGAATCAACAAAATGAAGGGCGCTTATCATCATGCGCGCCAGAAGGATGATCCCGCTTACGCGATGCGGAAAAGAATTGCGGCCAATATCTCTGGGCGGATCAGGGTCATGGGCTACACAAAGCAGTCCAAGACACAAGAAATACTCGGCTGCGACTGGTTATGTTTCAAGGCTCACATAGAGCGCCAGTTCCTCAAGGGCATGACCTGGGATAACCGCAGCGAGTGGCACATCGACCACATAGTCCCTATCTCCAGCGCCAAGACAGAAGAAGATGTGATCCGGCTCAACCACTTCACGAACCTGCGCCCGATGTGGGCAAAGGACAATATCGCGAAGGGTAATCGGATCACGCACCTGATATAGGCCAGCCATGCCGCTCCGACCAATGAAGCCATGCGCCGCACCTCAATGCCGCGCACTGGTAAGAGGCGCCCGCTACTGTGAGGCGCACAAGCACCTAGCCGACGCGTGGGCTACCAGCAAGCGAAGCGAGAAGGCCGGGCTGACTGGCAGAGCGTGGCGCCGACTGCGTGACCAGATCATGAAGCGAGACGGCTACATCTGCCGGTGTGATGAATGCAGGCGTACCGGCACGCTGAAGGATGCACACGAAGTTGACCATATCGTGCCCCTCTCTCAGGGCGGCACAGACGCTGCTGGCAACCTGAGAGCGATCAACCGCGACTGCCACCGGGCCAAGACTCAGAAAGAGGCGCAGACGGCACGGCAGGCGGTCACAGCAACAGGGGAGGGGGGAGGTCGAGAGAACTGACCTTCCGTTACGGACACCGTTTCGGCCCCTCTTTTTCCATCTCCGCAAAATACGAGTTCCCAAAATGGCCCGACCGCGCAAGCCAACGAACGTGCTTGAGCTGACCGGCGCGTTCAAAAAAGACCCTCAGCGTAGACGACAGGACGCCGAATCGGCTGGCGAGCTAACTGCGCCGCCACCTCATATCAACGGCGCCGTGCTTCACGCCTGGAACGAGATAGCTCAATACGCCCCGCGTGATGTGCTAACTGACTCCGACCGCATCAGTCTGGAGATCGCCGCGAACCTGCTGGCTCAGTTCCGCGCAGACCCGACCGAGTTCCCTGGTGCCAAGCTGGTACGCCTCGAAGCGCTGCTCGGCAAATTCGGCATGACCCCGGCTGACCGTTCCAAGGTCGGCGGCAAGAAAGAGGCGCCCAAGGGCAACCCCTTCGCGGATCTCTAATGGCATCGAAAACGAAATATCCGCTGATGAAGCTGGCGGAGGACTACGCGCGCGCGGTCGTCGCCGGCAAGATAGTCGCCTGTCGCTGGATTGTTCTGCTGTGTCAGAAGCATCTGGACGACCTAAAGCAGCAGAGCGCGGACGGCTATCCATACAAATTCGACCCGGCCAAGGGCGAGAAGGTCGCCAAGTTCCTGCAACTGCTGCCGCATACGAAGGGCAAGTGGGCCGGTAAGCGCGAGCTGATCAAGCTTGAACCCTGGCAGTTGTTCTCCGTCTGCGTCCCGTTCGGCTGGCTGCGCAAGAAGGACGGCACCCGCCGTTACCGCACGCTGCTGGTCTTCGTCCCGCGCAAGAACGGCAAGAGCATCATCGGCGGCGGCCTGGGCGTCTACATGTTCACCGCTGACAGCGAGTTCGGCGCCGAGGTGTACAGCGGCGCGACCACTGAGAAGCAGGCGTGGGAAGTGTTCCGCCCTGCCAAACAGATGATCGAGCGGACCCCGGAGTTGCGCGAGCACTTCGGCGTCGAGGTCAACGCCTCGAACATGGTTCGCCTGGAAGACGGCAGCCGCTTCGAGCCTGTAATCGGCAAGCCCGGCGACGGCTCGTCCCCATCCTGCGCGATTGTCGACGAGTACCACGAACACCAAGACTCGACCCTGTTCGACACGATGGAAACCGGCATGGGCGCGCGTGAGCAGCCTGTGATGCTGGTCATCACGACGGCCGGCTCGAGCATCGGCGGTCCTTGCCATCAGCTAGTCCGCGACTCCGAACGCATGCTCGAAGGCGTGATCGAGCGCCCCGACCTCTGGCCGGCGCTGTTCACGATTGATCCGGGCGATGAATGGACGAGCGAGGAGGCGCTGCGCAAGGCGAACCCGAACTTCGGCATATCCATCAGCGAGGACTTCTTGCTGGCTCGCCAGCGTGACGCCATGCAGTCGGCCACGAAGCAGGCCACGTTCCGCACCAAGCACCTGAACGAATGGGTCGGCGCCAAAAACGCCTGGCTGAACATGCTGCGCTGGAAGGAAGCCCCGGCCCGCAAGAGTCTCGCCGAACTGGACGGGCGCCCTTGCTTCATCGGCCTCGACCTCGCCAGCAAGATCGACATTGCCGGCAACGTCCTGCTATTCCCGCCGGTCGAGGGTGACCCGCTCTGGCACGTCCACGGCCGGTACTACCTGCCGGAAGCGCGCGTTATCGAAGAGCTGGACAGCAACACCGCCCGTTACCGCGAGTTCGATGCGCTTGGCCTGCTGACGCTCACTGACGGTGAGGTCATTGAATTCGAAGTCATCAAAGAGGATCTGCGCGAGTTCGCCGGCCGCTTTGATGTGCAGGCAGTGGCCTATGACCCGTGGCAGGCCACCCAACTTGCTCAGGAAATGGAGCTGGAAGGCCTGCCGATGGTCGAGGTGCGCCAGACGGTGCAGAACATCAGCGAGCCGATGAAGGAGGTCGAGGCGCTGGTCCTGCAACGCAAGCTCGCGCACGGCGATTGCCCAGTGCTGACGTGGATGGTTTCCAACGTCGTCGCCAAGCTCGATGTAAAGGACAACATCTATCCGAACAAAGAACGCCCGGAGAACAAGATCGATGGCGTGGTCGGGCTGATCATGGCGCTTAGCCGTGCCATTGCCGGCAGCGACAACGAACCGAACCTCTCCGACCACATCACCAAAAACGGAATCAGGACGCTCTAATGGGCATGATTAACAAGCTACGCGGCCTGTTCGGCGTCAAGGGCGATCCGGTCGTGATTGACACCAGCGAGAAACTGGCGGCCGCGCTTGGCTCTGGTTATGAAACGGTCACCGGACAAACTGTCACGACCAGTCGGGCCATGCAGATGACAACCGTTTTCGGCTGCGTCCGCGTGCTTGCTGAGTCGGTCGGGATGCTGCCGTGCCGGCTGGTCAAGCAGAGCGGGCGATCAATCGAGACAGCATCCTCTCATCGACTCAACTACCTGCTGAGCGTGGCACCCAACGGCTACATGACCAGTCAGGAGTTCTGGGAACTGCTGATTGCATGCTTGTGCCTGCGCGGCAACTTCTTCGCCTACAAGGTTTACGCCTTGGGACAGGTTGTCGAGCTGCTGCCCATCGACCCCGGCTCGGTTACGCCGAAGCTGAATGACGACTGGACGGTTTCCTACAAGGTCACGTTCCGAAACGGCGAGCAGCGAACCCTCAGCCAGGACGAAATCTGGCATGTGCGCCTGTTTACGCTGGACGGGCTCAACGGCTTGAACCCCATCGCTTACGCCCGCCAGGCTATCGCGCTTGGGTTGAGCACCGAAGAACACGGCAGCCGGCTGTTCACCAACGGCGCCGTCACATCTGGCGTGCTGGCGACAGATCAAGCGCTGACAGATGAAGCGTTCAACCGGCTGAAAACCCAGTTCCACGGCGAGCACATGGGTGTTGCCAACGCTTACAAGCCGATGATTCTGGAAATGGGCCTGAACTGGAAGCCGATCAGCCTCAACGCCGAAGACAGCCAGTTCCTCGAAACCCGCAAGATGCAGCGTGACGAGATCTGCGCGATTTTCCGCGTCCCGCCGCATTTGGTCGCAAGCCTGGAAAAAGCCACGTTCAACAACGTGGAAAACCTCGGCTTGTCCTTCGTGAACTACGCCCTGGTGCCGTATCTGACGCGCATCGAGAACCGCATTCGCGTCGGACTGCTGAACGACAAGGACCGGGCCAACCATTACGCCAAATTCAATGCCGGCGCACTGCTGCGCGGCGACCTAAAAGGCCGCTACGAGAGCTACGGCAAGGGTATTCAGTGGGGGATCCTCAGCCCCAACGACTGCCGCGAGCTGGAAGACCTAAACCCGCGAGACGGCGGCGACGTGTACCTGACCCCAATGAACATGACGACAGACCCGGAGGCAGCAAATGCTGACCAAGCAACGCCTTGATATGCCGCTGACCATCAAATCGGTCAGCGATACCGGCGAGTTTGAAGGCTATGGCTCCGTGTTCGGAGTCAAGGATTCTTACTCGGACATTATCGTGCCCGGCGCCTTCCAGAAGTCGCTGGCCGGCTGGAAAGAGAAGGGCCGCATGCCTGCGCTGCTCTGGCAGCACAACATGAGCGAGCCGATCGGCATCTATACCGAGATGCGCGAAGACGAAACCGGCCTGTACCTCAAAGGCCGACTGCTGATCGACGATGACCCGCTCGCCAAGCGTGCCCACGCGCACATGAAGGCCGGCAGCCTATCCGGCCTGTCCATCGGCTACGTCCTCAACGACTACGAATACGACAAAGCGAAAGACGCCTTCGTCCTCAAGGACATTGACCTGTGGGAAGTCTCCCTAGTCACCTTTCCGGCGAACGATGAAGCGCGCATTTCCAACGTGAAATCCCTGCTCGAACGTGGCGAAACGCCGCCGCCGAGCAAGGTCGAGAAGGCCCTTCGAGAGGTTGGGTTTTCCGGCTCACAGGCCAAGGCCTTTATGGCTAAAGGCTATAGCGCAATCACCCCGCGAGAGGCGGCGGCAGATGACGCGCTTGAATCCCTGAAAACCCTCATTTCTCGCATTTAAGGAGGCCACATGGCCGTTGAAATCAAAGACGTACAAGAAGTCGCCGAAGCCCTCGGCAAGAAGTTTGACGAATTCAAAAGCACCAACGACAAGCGCGTCGAGGCGCTGGAGTCGGAGAAGGGCAAGCTGGCTGGTCAGGTCGAAACCCTGAACGGCAAGCTGTCCGAGCTGGACGAGCTGAAATCCGCCCTGGAAAAGGAGCTGGCCGACGCCAAGCGTCCTGGCGCTGCTGGCAGCAAGTCCGTTTCCGAGCACAAGAATGCCTTCATGCAGTTCGTGCGCAAGGGCAAGGACGACAACCTGGCCGAACTCCAACAGAAAGCCCTGCAAACCACTGTCGAAGCCGACGGCGGTTACGCGGTGCCGGAAGAGCTGGACCGCTCCATCATCGAACTGCTGCGCGACGAGTCGCCCATGCGTTCGATCTGCAACCAGATCACCGTCAGCACGCCTGACTACAAGCGCCTGGTCAACCTCGGCGGCGCTGGTTCCGGCTGGGTAGGCGAGACCGCTGCGCGCCCGGCCACTGGCACGCCGACCCTGGCGCAGATTTCCGCCTTCATGGGCGAGATCTACGCCAACCCGCAAGCCACCCAGACCAGCCTGGACGATATGTTCTTCGACGCTGAAGGCTGGCTGTCGGCAGAGGTCGCCCGCGAGTTCGCAGAGCAGGAAGGCCTGGCATTCCTGACCGGCGACGGCGTGAACAAGCCAAAGGGTCTGCTGGCTTACGCCATGAGCACCGAAAGCGACGCCGCACGCGCCTTCGGCACTCTGCAGAAGGTTCACTCCGGCGTAGCGGGTGACTTCACCGCTGACGATCTGATCAAGATGGTCTACACCCTGCGTCGCGGCTTCCGCAACGGTGCAAGCTGGATGATGCCGGGCACCACCGTGTTCAAGATCCGCCTGATGAAGGACTCCGAGGGCAACTACCTCTGGCGTCCGGGCCTGGAAGCGGGCCAGCCGTCGCAGATTCTCGGCTACGGCATCACCGAGAACGAGGACATGCCGGAAGTAGCGGCAGACGCGAACGCCATCGCGTTCGGTGATTTCCGCCGGGCCTACACCATCGTGGACCGCATCGGCACCCGCGTGCTGCGCGATCCCTACACCAACAAGCCGAACGTCGGCTTCTACACCACCAAGCGCGTCGGCGGCATGTTGACCGACTCGCAGGCGGTCAAGGTGCTAACGCTCAGCGTGTAACCGGACAGGGGCGCCTTCGGGCGCTCCTTCTCGGAGGTAGGCAATGCCCAAGATACTCGTACACCAAGCCTTCCCGTTCGCGCCAGACGGCAATCGTGTCGTGCGCATCGAAACCGGGGAGCAAGAAGTTTCCGACCGCTGCGCAATCGTCGCAGTGGATCACCTGAAAGTAGCCACATTGGCGGGGGAGGCACCGAAAAATGATCGACCTCGCGTTAGTAAAAAGCCATCTGCGCGTTGATGGCGTAGATGAAGATGCGCTGATCCAGGCGTACACAGACGCCGCGATCAGCGCGTTCGAGGCCTGGACCAACCGAAAGCTGGTAGCCACCTTGCCCGAAACGGTGGAAAACCACCTGCTCATCACCAAATCCATCGAGCAAGGCGCGCTCCTGCTGATCGGTCACTGGTACGCCAACCGTGAATCGGTCGCTGTAGGTGTCTCCGTCTCGGAGATGCCCCTGGCCACCAAATCCCTGTGGTTGCCGCATCGGTGGGCCTGCGTATGAGAGCCGGCAAGCTGAGGCACCGCTGCAGCCTGCAATCGGAGCAAAGCATTCCAGATGGCATGGGTGGCCGCATCGAAGGCTGGGCAGAGATTCGCCAGGTATGGGCGGAGATCACCACGCCAACGGGTCGCGTCTCGAATGTGGCGCAGCAGTTAACTGCCGTGGTGTCTGCGGAGATCCGAGTGCGTCCGTCTGCTGACTTCGTGGCGGGGCGCCGGCTGGTGAATGGCGCTATCACTTACCGGATAGAAGCGGTCCTGCCGAGCAACGAGCGCGACATGATGCAGTTGCTGTGTTCTAGCGTGGCAAATCCGTAGGAGTGCGCATGGCTAGGCGATCATCTATTCGCGGGGATTTCCGCTTGCGCGGCGTTCTTCGGCGCATCGGCAACCAGATGGAGTCGGATCTGCGCCCAGCGATGCAGAAAGCGGCTGATCTGGTGCTAGAGACACAGCGGCAACTGATCCCGAAAGATACCGGCGAGTCGGCGGCAGCACTTGAGGCATTTGTCTCGAAAAGTGGCCTCGACGCGCAGATTGGTATCAGGGGCAAAAAGAAGTCGCGCCGTTTCTTCTTCCTGCGCTTCATCGAATACGGCACCAAGGGCACGCAAGGCAAGGCCGGAAAGAACCCCGAGAACAAATCGGACGGCGAGAACTTCTTCGGCTACGCGCCGGATATTCCAGCCAGGCCGGCGCACCCGTTCATTCGGCCCAGCTACGACCTGAACAAAGACGAGATCCGCAAGTTATTGAGCGAGGCGATTGCTTCGACTCTGGACAAGGCGGCGAGGAGTGCAGATGGATAACAAGCAGATCATGGCTATTCATACCGATGGCAAGCCAGGCGAGGTGTGCACCACTCAAAATCTTCGCTTTATGGTGGGGGATCGAGAGCTTACGGGCGTAGAAAGCGTGAGCTTTGGAGTCGGCGGAACGCTTGCTGCTGACCAGATAGTCATCGCCACCATCGTTTGCGCGGTGAGGCTAGGCAAATGACCGATCCAGCGATACCGCTCCAGGCCGCGCTATACGCCCGGCTAAGCGACGAACTCAGCGTGCCCGTCTATGACGCTGTACCGATGGACACCGCACCGCCCTACGTCACGATTGACAGCGAGCAGGCCACCAATACCAGTGTCATCAGCGGCCGCAAGCGCGCTAACCGATTCATCTACCTGTCCGTCTGGAGCAACTACCGAGGGCAGGCCGAAGTGAAGCGCATCAATGCCGAGATTGAAGCCTCACTCGATGAGCGCCCATTGATTCTCGGCGATGGCCGGGCCGTATCGGTCCGCATCGAGCGCATGAGCACCAACCGAGACGCTGACGGCGTGACCTTTCAGGGTTCCGTGACCGTTCGAGTCATCACCCAGCAGTAACCCAACCCCAAACCCTGCCGCACTGCGGCTACATCCAATGTCCTTTGGAGGACTACCCATGCCCGTAAATACCGCAGCCGGCGCCGTTTTCAGCATCGGCACCAAGGTCGTCGCCACTGACGCCGCAAGTTATGCCCTCGACACCTACGTTCCTGTTGGCGAAGTCGAGTCGATCGGCGAATTCGGCGACGAAGTTTCCGCCGCCACGTTTACCGCCCTGGCCAACCGGCGCGTTCGGAAGTTCAAAGGCACCTATGACGCTGGCGATATCCAGCTGACCGTGGGCTTCGATTCCGGTGATGCCGGCCAGACCGCGCTCAACACCGCCCTGAAGGACGAAGGCTCGACTGATTACAACTTCAAGATCACCTTCGAGGACGGCGACGTTTTCTACTTCAGCGGCAAGGTCATGTCCCGCCGCATCTCCGCTGGCTCGGCAGACGAGATCGTCAAGGCCAACATCTCTATCGCTATCGGAACCGAAGTGCTGGAAATCCCGGCCGTTTAAGCCGATTAGCGCGGCTCAACCGGGCCGCGCACCCCTGAATTCTGGAGTGACCCATGACAAGTACGACCCTGTACGGCAAGACCACTGTAACCGTTGGCGAGTTCGAGTTTGAACTGGAGCCTACTCTCTCCGCAGTCCGCAAAATTGAGCAGCGCTTCGGCGGCCTTCGTCCGGCGCTCGACGGCCTCGGCTCGCTGAGTGTGGATGTGGTGAGCCATATCATCGTTGCAGGTGCGAACCTCTCCCCGAAAGAGGCAAAGGAAGTGCCGGAAGCCGTCTTCGCGGCTGGCGTGGCTGACGTGACGGCGCAGGTCGTGCCCTATGTCGTTGCGCTGCTCAACCCCTCTGACGCCAAGCCAGAGGAAGAGTCGGGAAACGTAAAAAAGACTCGGGCAAAACCAGCGCAGTAAAGGACGGCAGCTACGTCGACCATCTCTACGGGCTGGCTACCGGCTGGCTCGGATGGGCGCCCGCTGTGGCGTGGTCGACGCCGATACCCGAGATCCTGCTCGCGTATGAGTCAAAGATTCAGTTCCTGCAAGCCACCAACCCGTTCGGGCAAGGCAAGAAGGAAGACGACGGCAACGCACGCAAGCCCGAGCAGATGAAGGCGCTGCTGCGCGGTGCTGGGAAGTAGTCCGTGAATGAGGTGATGCGGTCGAAGTGAGGCGCGCATGAGTAATGCGCCTCGGCATCATGCTTGGTAAAGTGCAGCATCTCTTTAGCGGCGCTACGGACATGGCGATAAAAGCAAGGCCACATAACCCGCAGGGTGATGAAAGCAAGGAGGCCCTTCTCGAAAGGGCCAAAGCGCTTAATGAGGAGGCTAAGCAGGCCTTAGCTAATACAAGGGAGCGCACTGAAGGCGCGCTTCCTCTCGAAGAAGCACAGAGAATATTTGACAGGGCTATAGAAGAGGCCCGGGCGTCCCAGCTTAAATGGATGGAAGAGTTCGGCCCACCGCCCGGGTGGGTGCGCGTGGAAGATCAAGTGGACGGTTCTGCGGTCGAATCCCATACTGATTCAAAACCCCGCGCTGGAAAGGAGGCGCCAATGAGTGATGCACTAACGCGCCCTGAGCTAGACGCGAAGCTTGAGGCAATCGAAGCTCGGATGGACGGCCGGATAGCTTTGGTATCTGAGAAGATCGACGGATTTCTTGCCGGACAATCAGAGCGCGACAAGCGCTATGAGCTGCTGGCGGAGCGAGTGACCAAGGCCGCTGAGGGGGCGGAGGAAGCTGCAAAGCAAGCCGCCACTGTTAAGTCTAATTACTGGGCTGCGGTTGGGGTTCAGTTGTTAGCTGTAGTTGCGATCCTTGTTGGCGCCTATTTCGCCAACCAAGCGAATGTCCTTGGAGCCATGCAGACAACCATATCTGCCATGCAGGGAATGCTTGGGGTGGTAGGCGACACGTACCCGGGGCGCGATGTGGTGTTTCGGGTCGACCAGAATCCGCCAGTTAGCGGCGAAGGGAGAGTCTACGGGGCTGGCTATAGTGAGCTGTTTGGCCAAATTGTCGCAGGAGGGAAGTTCCTGACATATAAGGTAGTTGAGTGGCCGTCAGGGGCGCCAGAGTATATGCGGGTGAGCTTAACTGGAGCAAAAGAACACATGTCAGCTTGCGTCGACGCTATTTAGCAACAGATCAACCAATACCTATAAACCGCCTCCGGGCGGTTTTTTTATACCCAGAGGAAAGTGAAATGGCCCAAGACGCCGCAACCCTGCTCGTGCGCATCGAGGCGACCACCATGCAGCTGAGGAAAGAGCTAGCTGCGGCTGACCGCGCCGTCTCTGGGTCATCCAGTAAGATCGACAAAGAGCTGGGGCTGGTCGATAAGGCGTTTGCCCGTATGGGGCTGAATGCTGAGCAATCGCGCAAGGCTATCGGCTCTGCTATGGCTGGCATCACTGCGGCTGCCGCAGGAGGTGTTGCGGGCCTTGGTGCGCTCGTTGTAAGCACGGCGAACTCGGCGCGGGAAATCCAGAACCTGTCTCAGGTTGCGAATGCCTCGACGACCGAGTTTCAGCGTTATGCAGTCGGCGCCAAAACAGTTGGCGTCGAGCAGGAAAAGCTCGCTGATATTCTGAAAGACGTAAACGACCGCGTGGGTGACTTCCTCACCACTGGCGGCGGCGAAATGAAAGACTTCTTCGAGAACATCGCGCCTCGTATCGGAGTCACCGCCGAACAGTTCCGCAAGCTCTCTGGCCCCCAGTCGCTGCAACTGTTTTACAACAGCCTGGAGAAAGCAAATCTCTCTCAGGCTGAGATGACCTTCTACATGGAATCCATGGCGGACGAGACCACCGCCTTGATTCCGCTGCTTCGAGATGGTGGAGCAGGCTTTTCGGCCATGGCTGACGAAGCGGAGCGCCTAGGGCTGGTCATGAGCGAGAAAACGCTCAAGCAGTTCGATCAGTTCAACGCCCAGATGGACACCGCAAAAATGGCGGCGGGCGGGTTCGGCACGCAGATTGCTACCGAGGCCTTGCCAGCGCTGAGCGAGTTGAATGGCTTGCTTATCGACTTTGCCCAGGATTCCGAAGCCGCATCGGTCATTGGCGATGCGCTTGGCGTCGTGCTGAAAGGCGTTGCGACGGTGGCTATCGGCCTATCGACGACTTTTGCCAACCTAGGGCGCGCCATTGGCGGCCTGGCAGCGGCGGCTTCTGCTGCGGCCAGCATGGAGTTCTCGCAAGCCAGCTCGATCATCGACCAGTTTACGGCAGACAACGAGGCCGCCACCGCGCAGGCCGAGCAGCGAATCAAGAAGCTCTGGACGGGCGAGTACGCCGATGCCGGCAAACGGGCCGTAGAGGTAAATCGTACCGTTTCAGAATCAAGCGTCCAGCTCGGTGCAGCTGCAAAGAAATCTGCAGACGACCAGAAGAAAGCGATCGATGAGAAGCTGAAGTCACTTGACGCTCTGGTTGCCAAATACGACCCGGCCGCCAAGGCCCAGGCCGAGTACGAAAAGGGCATCGAACTCGCTGATGAAGCGCTGCGCAAGAACAAATACACCACCGAGCAATACCAGAAGGTCGTCCAAGGGCTCTACACCGACCTGAATAAACCCATCTGGGACAAGTTCAACGAGGATACCAATAAGGCCGACGAGGCCATCAAGCGCGTCAATGATCAGGTTCAGGCCGTCATGGATCGCCTCGATCCGATCAGCAAGGCGACCCGCGACTATGCCGACGAGCAGAAACTGCTCACCGACGCCATGGAGCGATACCCGGAGCGCGCGGACGAGTACCGGCGCGCATTGGCGTTGCTTGGAGATGAGTACGAAGAAAACACCCGCGCAACTTCCGACTGGGCGCAATGGACCGAAGGCGCGCTAGACCGCGTTGATTCGGCCTTTGCTGACGCCTGGCGCAACATCGGGGACGGGTTCAGCTCGTTCCGCGACTCGCTCACTGACGCCTTCAAGCAGATGTTGGCCGAGCTGGCTCACATGGCCATTACCAAGCCGATCATCATGCAGATCGGCGCGGCGATGGGGATTGGCGGCAGCGCAGGGCAGGCTGTGAGCATGATGGGCGGCGGCTCGGCTGGCGGAATCAACTACGGCCAGCTTGCCAGCTACGGCCAGTCAGCCTACAGCGCGCTTACCGGCTGGGGGCAGGCTGCCTACACAGGCTGGCAGAACGGGGGGCTGACAGGCGCCTATAACGGCGTGACCGGCTACTACGGGGATATGTTCTCCGGAGCCTACAACTCAATATCCGGCGCGCTAGGATACGGCAGCGGATCAAACATCGCCGGCTACACCGGGCAGGCTTACGCCAACTGGGCGGCTGGTGGCTCGCAAGCGCTCGGCGCGTCTCAGGCCGGCTATACCGGCGCTCAGTATTCCAGCTGGGTTGCCCAGCAGAATGCCGGGGCAACCGCAGGCGCTTACGCCCCCTGGGCCAGTGCCGCTGCCGGCGCATACATGGGTTACCAAAACGCAGGCGCCAAGGGGGCCGTTGCTGGCGGCCTTGGCGGCTGGGGTGGTGCCAAGGCCGGCGCGGCGATGGGCAGCTATTTCGGCCCCATCGGTACAGCCGTTGGCGCGGTGCTGGGCGGGATTCTCGGCTCTATCGGCGGATCTAAAATTTTCGGCGGCGATTGGCAGACCAAGAGTGCGGGCCTTGCTCTTGGCGTCGAGGGCGGCGATTTCCTCGGGCAGTCTTACGAGTACCAGAAGAAAGATGGCGGTCTGTTCGGCTCAACCAAGCGTCGTTACAAGTATTCGGCACTGGATGAGGAGACAGCCGCGCAGTTCCAGTCGGCATTTGACGCGACCGAAGACACCGTTGCATCCGTCTTCGAGCAGTTGAGCCTGACTGTTGAGGAAGGATCGCTCGCCGGACTACAGCTCGCCCGCGAGAAGATCAGTACCAGCGGAAAAACCGAGGAGGAGATCAGCGAGGCGATCAGCGAGTGGTTCGGCAAAACTGCCGAGGCCATGAATGCTGAGCTGAATCGTGTCTTCGCCACCGGCCTGGATTACGACCTAGCAGGGATGCAAGCTTTCGTCGGCAACCTCCAGGGCGTCAACGAGATTCTGCGCTATCTCGACGTGTCGATGTACGACATGACTGTAGCGGGTGGCAAGCTGGCTGAGTCGCTGGCCGCTGCATCGGGTGGCCTGGATGCGCTGGCTACAAACTCGCAGACCTACTACGCGGCCTTCTTCACAGAGGCCGAAAAGATCGAGGACACGGTAGATTCCATCAAGCGGGCTTTCGAGTCTGCTGACGTGGAGCTGGTTGGTTCCCGCGAGGCCTACCGGGCGATGGTCGAGGATATCGACCTGACCACCCAGGCCGGGCAGGAAATGTTCGCCACGCTGATGGCGCTGTCTGGTCAGGCCGCGCAGTATTTCAGCATTGTTGAACAGCAGGCCGCGCAGGCAACAGCGGCTGCAAATGCGGCACTGTTTGGCGCTGTCGATACTGCATACGCCGCACTTCAGCGGTCAATCGCAGCCCAGCAACAGGAGATCCAGCAGGCAGCGAGCGCTACAGCGTCGAATATCAGCGCCTTGACCGGCGTGAGCACTTCGCTGGATGCGGCACTCAAGCGGCTGCGCGGCACATCGGACGAGACCGTTCGGATGCTGCGCGCTCAGGCCACCATGACGCTCAACAGTGCGCTGGTACAGGCGCGGTCGGGTCAGTCGCTGGCAGGGTTCGAGGGGCTACAGGACGCGCTCGATACCGCCTCGCAAATGGACACGGCCATGTATGGCTCGCTCGAGCAATTCGAGCGGGAGCAGGGGCGCACGGCCAACCTGATTACTGAACTGGAGAAGGTCAACGGCAAGCAGCTGACGGCTGAGCAGTTGTTGCTCAAGGAGCTTGAGAGGCAGTCGGCGCAGCTTAATGCAGAACTCGACTTCGCCCAGGCGCAGCTCGACGCGCTCAACGGCATCGACAACAGCGTGAAATCCGTAGAGGCAGCCATTGCGGCTATGAACGCTTCGGTTGTTGCGGCTTTGTCCGGTATGGCTGATGGCCTGGCCTCGAAGAACACCACAGCCAACAACGCCGCGTTGATCGACTCGGTTTACAAGAGCGTGTTGGGTCGCGAGACGGACGACGCTGGCAAGGCGTTCTGGCAGCAGCAACTGGCCTCGGGGAATCTCGACTACGACCAGCTGGCGAAAGCCATCGCTAACGATGCCTCGAAAAACGCCAATGACCCCGGCGCAGGATCAGCTGCGGACTACCTGAAAAACCAAGGCGGCCTGTCCGTACAGGATCAGGTTGAGGCGGCGTATCGGGCGGCACTTGGGCGCTCGGCTGACGCGGCTGGCGAAAGCTACTGGATGGGTCAGGCCAGTTCGGGCATGAGCGTTGCCGATCTGATTGCAGCCATCGAGCGCGACGCCAAGGTCAACGGCGAGATTCCGGGGTTTGCGGCTGGCGGCTTCCACAGCGGCGGCTTGCGACTGGTTGGCGAGAACGGTCCTGAACTGGAGGTAACAGGCCCGTCGCGCATCTACAACGCAAGTCAGACGGCGGCAATGCTGGGTGGGGGAGATTCCACTGCAGCAATAACCAGCCTGCAACGCACCGTCGAAGGGCAGAGCGCGGCACTCCGATCTATCGCAAAACACACGATGCAAACGGCCAAGCGCGTCGAGTTCCTTGAGCGCTGGGACTTCGACGGCCTGCCTAAAGAGAGGGCAACCGCATGAGGATAATCAAGCCGGTGGAAGTAACGCCGGCCATTCTGACGAGTAGCAACGTGCCCGAAACGGACTATGCCGCATGGAGCGCGGCAACGGCCTACGTGGTGGGCGACAAGGTGACTTACAACCACCGCAACTACGAGGCGCTGGTAGCCCATACCGGCGCCAACCCGGAGACCGACACCAGCGACCCGCCGAAGTGGCTGGACCTAGGCGCAACCAACCGCTGGCGGATGTTCGATGACCGGGTGGGCTCGCTCACGGAGCAAACGGGCAGCATTGCGGTAGAGCTGCAGCCGGGTGCTGTCATCAACTCCGTGGCGCTGTTCAATCTGCTCGGTCGGTCGGCAACGGTCACGCTTACCGATCCAGTTGACGGCATCGTTTATCAGCGATCCGTCTCTCTGGTCGATGCTGGGGTTTCGGACTGGTACGAGTGGTTCTTCAACCCCATCGGCAGGCAGACGGATTTCGTGTTGCTGGACCTTCCAGCCTACGGCACCGCCGCCCTGTCCGTAACAATCGACAACGCCAGCGATACCGCAGCAGTCGGGCACCTCGTCATGGGGCGCCAGGCAGAGCTTGGCGTGGCCGTCTACGGATCTGGAGTCGGCATCACTGACTACAGCCGTAAGGAAACAGACACCTTCGGCAATTCGGTTGTGGTTGAGCGCTCGTTCAGTAAGCGCGCTGAGTTCGATGTTGTGGTGGAGACGCCACAGATCGGGCGAGTTCAGCGGCTGCTCGCCAGCCTTCGCGCTCAGCCGGTCGTCTGGATCGGTGCCGAGGGCTACGAGAGCACGTTCCTGTTCGGCTACTACCGAGACTTCCAGATATCCATATCCGGGCCTTCCGTATCGGATGCCTCTATCACTGTTGAGGGCTTGACCTAATGGCAGCGCCAATCATTACACCCCTCCCGACGCCGCCGATTCGTTCGGACGCGCCGGCTGACTTCGCGGTTAAGGCTGACAACTTCGCCGCGTCCCTGCCGGGACTCGTGACCGAGACGAACGCCTCGGTCGCCTTTGTGGATCAACGCGCCATCGACGCCGACGCCAGCGCCACAGCCGCAGCCGCGAGCGAGCAGGCCGCCGAGGCCGGCCGCGCAGA